CACTAGTTCATATCCAGCCAAGCCCGCAATCAGGGCAGCTCCAATTGCAAATTCTCCCTCTGTTCTTCAAGGAATTTCAAGCAGATAAGTCAGCCCCAACCGTATGGGAATTCAAGAAGAACAACATAACTCAACCCAAGCCAATTGAGTTCCATAATCAATTTGCTGTGCAATATCAGCAACTATTTGTTGCGCCACCAGCTCCCCCAGAACCTGAAGTAGTGAAGCTTTTTGACGAATAAATGTATTGACATAGACTAAGAAGAGCCACTCATTATTGAGTGGCTCTTTTTTTATAAAGGTTGCTTTTTGCTAAAATTGCTATACACTACAATTATGAGTAAAACTAAAAATAAGACAACTTCAGCTGAGCCAGAAACTAAAGAAACGGGTATTAAAGACCTTTTTAAGGTTCTGGACAAAATGAATCCGCTTGCTTCGTTTTTAAATGACAATAGCCTATCTACGGTTACTGAATGGATTGATACGGGATCTTATGCTCTTAATGCTATTATTTCTGGTTCTGTATATGGAGGTATTCCAATGGGCCGCCTTACAGGGTTTGTTGGTCCTGAAAGTTGCGGAAAGACTCTCATGTGCAACAAGATAATGGCTAATGCTCAAAAGAAGGGGATGTATGTAGCATACTTTGATACCGAAGGAGCGTTGGACGAAGCTACTGCAGCTCGTCTTGGGTGTGACCCAGCTAAAATTAAGCACGTACCATCTGAAATTACAGAAAATTGTAGAAATGAAATAGTTCAATTTCTTGAGACTGTGGCAACCAACAACTTACACGGAAAGGTACTACTTGTAATTGATTCATTAGGCAATCTTATTACTACCCAAGAAAAGACTAAAATTGATGAAGGTTCAGTAACAAAAGATATGGGCAACAGAGCTCAATCTCTTAAGAGTCTTATGCGAGCAATTACTCATGCTGCAAAGAAAGCAAAGTGTCCCGTAATCTTTACTAATCATATTTACGACGATCCCTCTCAGTTGCATCCAAGTGCAATCAAGAAACAAGCAGGAGGCTCCGGTCCTTTGTATATGGCCTCTGTTCTCGTTCAAATGGCAAAGAAAACAGAAAGAGCTGAAGACTCTAAAAATAAGGATGCCAGCGACAATACAACTCTTCTGTCAAAGGGTATTAATGGGTTAACTATGAGGGCTTTTACGACAAAAAATCGGTTTGTTACTCCTTTTTTGGAAGTTGAAATGTATTTGAATTTTAGGTCAGGATTAAACAGATATTCTGGTATCTTAGAAATGGCTGAAGGTTATGGTGTTATTGAAAAACAAGGACATCGTTATGCTTTAAACGGAGAAAGTCTTGGATTTTATAAAGACTGGAAGGATGATGAGAATGTGTGGAACACGATTCTTCCTTTACTTGACGAAAAACTCAAAAAGGAACTCTGCTTTAAAAATGAAGGAGATGACCACGATCCAGCAATTTATTCGGTTGATGCTGATGACGAAAATATTGAAGAATAAACATGAGTAAAACTCCAGCTAAACTAGACTTAGATTTTTTTGAGACCGTATTGTTGTTTAATGCTCTTGGAGATCAAGAGTATCTAAGTTCTATAATTGGATACGTTGAACCGTCCCTTTTCAATGACAAGAACATTGGAAAGGTGATGGGTCGTTTGTCTGAGTTCTTTTTAGAACGGGGTACTGTTCCCACTCTAACTGAGATTAAAGCTCGTCTTTCTTCAGAAGAAGATAGGAAAGCTCTTGCTGAAGTCAAACCAAAGCTTTCTCAGATTGAAGGTCCGTTCAATAAAGACGAGCTCATCGATAATACGGAAAAGTTTCTCAAAGAGAAGTTTGTATACAAGACAATTCTCAACGTAGCAGAAAAGTTTTCTGAGCAGTCTTTCAAGCTTGAAGAAGCTCTTGTAGAGTTTGAGAAAGCTTACAATATTTCGTTAAAGGAGAATCTAGGACATTGGTATTTTGAAGATATCGACAAACACGTTAAAGACTTAGTTGCAGTATACAAACCAATTCCTACTGGGTGGAAATTCTTTGATGATAAGACAGAAGGAGGATTCTTTCCAAAGACGCTTGTCGTATTTGCAGGTCAGGTCAATGTAGGCAAGTCAATTGTGTTAGGAAACATTGCAACTAATATGCTTCTTGCAAACAAGAACGTGCTTCTCATTTCATTGGAAATGTCAGAGTTCATGTATTCCAAGAGAATTAGTTCTCAGTTGACTCAAATTCCTCACGGAGACCTCAAAACGTACACTCAAGAACTCAAAGAACAAATCCATCATTTAAAAAAGAACGTGGAAGGCAATCTTATCGTAAAAGAATTTCCTCCAAAATCTGTAACAGTAAGACACATTGATTCATACATTACAAAGCTTAAGCACAAAGGGTTTGTTCCGGATATTGTCGTAATTGACTATGTTAATCTGATTCATCCAATTGCTAAGAATCTTAATTCATACGAATCAGTAAAAGAGATTTGTGAACACTTAAGAGGTCTTGCATTCAAGTATGATATTCCAATCGTATCTGCCACTCAATTAAATCGAGGAAGCTTCAATACTGCCTCTCCAGGCATGGAAGGCATTTCTGAGTCAATTGGTCTTGCAGCAACATGTGATGTAATTTGTTCGTTGTGGCAAGAAGAAGAGGATAGAGAGCTAGGAGTTATTAATATGGGATTTCAAAAGAATCGTTTTGGTCCCAACTTTGGGTCTGCTGCCTTCAAATGTAACTACAATACCCTAACCCTAAAGGAGACCAGTTCAGATTACTTTGCTGCAGATGATTCTTCCCAAGATAGTATACAAAGTGCAGAAAGAGCTCTAAATACATTAATCGATGAATAATCAAAAAATACAAGTGGTCACGCATGCTGATCTTGATGGAGTAGTAAGCTATCTGGTTTTGTGTTGGCTTTATGGACGAAAATTAGATGTAATTAGTACCACTCCAATGAAGCTGGAACAAGAATATGAAACCCTTGCTGCCAATAAAACTTGGGATAAAATTTACTTTTTAGATCTGGATGTCTCAAAACTTGGAGATAAAATTGACAAACCAGGCACTGTTATCCTAGACCATCACAAGACCAATTTGTATCAATTTAAAAATAGCATTGCCCGCATTTACAACGAGACCAGTTGTGCTAAACTAATATACGATACCTTCTTTAAGGACACAGGCAAGACATTGACTAGTGCCCAAAAGACACTAATTGCATTGGCTGATGACTGGGATTCTGCTACAAAATCTACTCCTTTATCCGAAGGGCTGAATATTGTCTATCACTCAATGTCCGACAAGTTTAATTCTTTTGTTGAGGATTATTACAATGGGTTTACTCCCTTTGACAAATTTAAGCAAAATACAATTGCTCTTTACAAAAAGCACCGAGCAGAATATATCAATCAACTAACTCCTTTCTTTGGTACAATTGAATTTGAAGGACAAAAAAATGTTGATGTCGGAGCAGTCTTTTGTGAAAAATACGTACAAGAATGTTGCGACTGGCTTTTGCAAGGACCAGAAGGCTGCGAAGTTGCTATTGCTGTAATTTTGAATCAAAAGCGGATTGCTGTCAGAAGAAAAGCCAACAGTAAAATTGATGTCTCTAAATTTGTACAAAGAATTGCTGGCGGAGGAGGCCACGAAGCAGCTGCGGGAGGAAATCTTACAGAAGAGTTTATGGAGTTCACAAAAATGTTGTCCCCTGGAACATAGACAGATAAATATAATTTAATGGTTTTTGAAAACATTGATCTCGAGAGTTCTAATGCCGCTCCTTTCTTACGAATACATTCCCAGGAATTTATTAACGGTGCTTTGAAAGCGGGCTCTCTAATTTCAATGCTAGAAAACAAAAAAATAAACACCACAGCTTTGTTCACTCTTTTAATTGAGAATCCAGGTTATCAGAAGTTCTTCACTGAGATTACAGCATCCTCTTCTTTCAGAGAGGCCTTATTTTCTTTGTTGCAATTGAATCCAAGTCTAGTAAAATCTAAGATTGTTAAATCTCTTGTCAGAAAACTAAATGGAAAGTCAAAATCAATTAACGGACTTAGAAAAGCATCTTTACAACAAGCATCTCGCGGTATCTAGATCAGAAAAAAACAAACCCTTTAAAATAAAGAAGGATTTTTCTGATATCGTCGACACAGACAAACACAAATTCCTAAAAAGAATCTCCACGTTGTTTGCAAAACATCCTGAAATAGATCCAGATACATTCTTTAGAGCTCCATACAAGCTGTATCCAGATGTGCAATATTTTGCTCTAGATTTCTTTTCTACTCTAAGAGCAATAAAAGCATACACTACATACAAAAAACAGATCTTTTTAAAGGATCCAGACTCTCAAATTGAGTCAGTAAAAGAC